TTGGGCATGTTTGCAGGAGCGATCGCCATACTTTTTTCGTTTGGTGCTGGTGTCGCGGCGGGAGCCGAGATCGGTGCGTTATTTGCCATCTCCAATTCTGTCTCGATCGCGGTCGTGCTCTTCTTCAGCTGCACGTTTAGGCTCATCGTCCAAGCTCTCGGTCGATAATCAATCGGGATGCCTCGGCGTCCTCTCGATCTCTCATCAAATCAAAAGATTCATCCATTGACACGTCGGGCAAATCACCTTCATAAAGGCAACATCGCAAGACTTACATGAGCCCGCGCCGGAGACATCCGCTCGCGGGCTTTTTCGTGAGCCGTGACGTCGTCCGGCTTGGAATGAATGTGCCGCGCTATCGAGCTTCGCCGCGCTGAACACGGCGGGTGCACGACAGCCGGATCGGCCGACCCCGCTCGTAGCGGGCGCCACGGCATCGACGTCTCGCACGAGCCGAACCGGGAGTGACCTCCTGCGCCATCGTGTCGGCGGGACCTGAACGACTTTGACCATCTTCAGAACGGCGCAGCTTCCATAGGCGAGCCGCGCGGTCGTGACCTCTGCAAGCGGCGGCACGATCGCGGCGGATTCCGTGTGCTGCGCAAACCAACATCAGGGATCATCGATGACCACACCCACGTCCACTTTCGTCACCTACCAGGCGGTCGGCAACCGCGAAGACCTCAGCGACATGATCTACCGCATCGATCCGGTCGACACTCCGTTCATGAGCGGCGTCGACAAGGAGAAGGCGACCGCCGTCAATCACGAATGGCAGACCCAGGCGCTGGCGCCGGCCGACGGCACCAACGCCCAGCTCGAAGGCGACGACCCCAACACCAACGTGACCACGCCGACCGTCCGTCTCGGCAACCAGTGCCAGATCTCCTACAAGGTGGCGCGCGTGTCCGGCACCCAGCAGGCAGTCGACCACGCCGGCCGCGACAATGAGCTCGCCTATCAGGAGATGCTGAAAGGTCTCGAGCTCAAGCGCGATCTCGAAACCATCCTCTGCGGCACCAACCAGGCCAAGCTCGTCGGAAATACCACGACGCCGCGCAAGACCGCGTCGATCCTGTCCTGGATCGTCTCCAACACCTCGAAGGGGACGGCCGGCGGCGCTGCCGATCCCAGCGCGGCAGACGGGACCGGCACGCGCACCGACGGCACGCAGATCGCCTTTACCGAGGCGCGGCTGAAGACCGTGTTGTCGTCGATCTGGATCAACGGCGGCAAGCCGGGCACCATCCTGACCGGTGCATTCAACAAGCAGGTGTTCTCGACCTTCACTGGCCGGTCCACCGCGATGGAAGAGGCCAAGTCGAAGAAGATCGTGGCCTCGGTCGATGCCTATGAGTCCGATTTCGGCAAGCTCAAGGTAGTCGCCAGCCGTTTCCAGCGCCCGCGCGACGTGCTCGTGCTCGAGATGGACAAGTGGGCGGTGGCCTATCTCAACGGCCGCAACATGATCTCGATTCCATTGGCCAAGACCGGCGATTCCGATCGGCGCCAGATCCTGGCCGAATATGCGCTGGTCGCGCGCAACGAGAAGGCCAGCGGCGGCATCTTCGACAACACCACCTCGTAGTTCGTCCTTCCATCACCCTGACCCTGCGGGCGGCCTTCGGGCCGCCCCTTTTTCATGGAGGTCCATTCATGCCGCTTCCCGGCAATCGCACTCTGAACACGGCCGATCTGACGGCCTACACGCCATCCTGCGGCGCCAGTCCGGTCGTCGCCTATGTCCGCGCACCGTTCCGCGGCCGCCTGCTCAAAGTAGCGGGCATCCTCGGCGGCGCCATCACCACCGCCGACGGCACCATTACCGTGTCCGTGAACGGAACGCCGGTCGCCAGCCTCGCCGTGCCGCAATCCGGCTCGGCCGCAGGTCAGCTGTTCTCCGCCGTGCCGGCGTCGCCGACCTACGTCAATGAGGACGATATCATCGCTCTGACGCCCTCGGGCGCGTCCGGCGCCTCGGTGCCGATGCATCTCTCGCTGGCCGTGAGGGGAGCTTGAGATGTCATTCTTCCCAAAGCAGCCTTCCTCGCGGCTCGGCATCACCCAGACGATTGCGTTCGACGGCAGTGTCGGTGCGACCAACAAGTTCGCGCCCGGCACCTTTCAGCTCCGGCTCGCCGCGAACGCGGCCTGTTGCTATCGCATCGGCGATGGCGCCCAGACGGCGACCACGGCAGATGTGTTCCTTCCGGCCAACAGTGTCGAATACGTCACCGTGACGCCCGGGCAGAACATTGCGGCGATCAAGGCGGCCACCAATGGCCTGGTCACTGCGACGGCCGGTACGTTGTGGATCACGGAGCTGTCGTGATGGATGGGGTGATCACGCGCCCGCACTTCGATGGTGACGGCTCAAGCCTGACGATCGAGCACATTCAGGATGTCGCCCCCATCCTGGACTGGAACAGCGAGGCGCGCCGCGACGAGCAGCGCAGCGACTGGGGGCGGCACATCGCCCGCATTCCGAACGTCATCTACGTCAAATGGCTGAACGACGAATATGCAAAGGGCAATACGAGGCTTCGCCTCTTCACGCCCGAGTTTGACGCGATCGTTCAGAAAAAGCTCAACGATCCGGATTGGGCGTACCTGCGCACAGACAAGCCCGCTCTGCAGAGCGGATGGGGAGCCGAGCCATCATGTCGCTGATCTCGAACTATTCGACGCTACAGGCTGCGGTGTCGGAATATCTGGCGCGCGACCAGGATGCCACGCTGCTCTCACGGATCCCCAGCTTCATTCAGCTGGCCGAGGCCAAGTTCAACCGTCAGCTGTTCGTGCGGCAGATGGAGCAACGGGCGATCGCTGTAGTTGATCTGAACTCCAGCGAGCCCGAATTCATTGCGCTGCCGTCCGACTTCCAGTCCATGCGCCGGATTCGCCTGACGAGCGTACGTGGGCAGCCCGGACTGGAGTTCAGATCCGGCGTCCAGCTCGACGAGTATCGCTTTCGGGTGTCGGACGTCGCGGGGCAGCCGCGATGTTTCTCGATCTTCGGCGATCAGATCGAACTCGCGCCGCGGCCGGACGCAGCCTACACGCTCGAGATGGTGTATCGGCGCAGCATTCCGCCACTCGCGTCCAACGATACGAACTGGCTGCTGCAGCTCGCTCCGGATCTCTATCTCTACGGCGCGCTCCTGGAGTCGGCCCCTTACCTCAAGGAGGATGCGCGGATCCAGACATGGGGACTCGGTTTCACCAGCGCGCTGGCTGACCTCAACACGCTCGGTCTGACATCGACCTTCAATGCCGGACCGATGACGATGCGGCTCTCGGGCCAGGTCGTCTGAAGACGCGTCTGAACAAGAGGACCACATGGCTGCATTCAACAAGTTCAACTGCTTCGTCCAGGACGTCGCACACGCATTGCACGACATGCTGACCGGAACGGCGCATGTCTACAAGATCTATCTCACCAACACAGCGCCTGTTGCGTCTAACACCGTCTACAACGCGCCGGCGGACCTCTCGACTGCGAACGGCTACACCGCAGGCGGCGTCTCGATCGGCACCATCACTGGCGGGCAGACCTCGGGCACCTTCCGATTCATCGGCGGCAGCGATCCATCCTGGACCGCAGCCGGCGGTTCGATCGGGCCGTTTCAATACGCGGTTCTTTACAACTCGACCTCGGCCACCAAGCCGCTGATCGGTTGGTGGGACTACGGCACCTCGGTCACGCTCACCAACGGCAACACCTTCACGGTCGATCTCGACCAGGTCAACGGCATACTGACGATCACCTGACATGGCAGCTCTTCTCGACATCTGCAGGTTCCTGCCGACCGCCGGCGGCACGGCCGACTGGACCTTTGGCGCAGCCGTCCAGGGCTATCAAAGCCCTGCTGCGGCGGGCGCCATCAACGGGCGGCTCTACAAGTATCGGGCCGAAAGCTCTGATCTGGCGCAGTGGGAGATTGGTGAGGGCGCCTATGCGACGTCCACCGGTACGTTGGCCCGCACGACCATCTTGTTCAACTCGGTCGGCACGACAGCAAAGATCAATTTCTCTTCTGCGCCCCAGGTTGCGATCGTCGCGCTCAAGGAGGATCTGCTTTCCATCGAAGAAGCGAACGTCTTCACTGCCGCGCAACAAGCGCAGGCGCGGACGAATATCGCCGCAGCTGCGACGCCTGGCAATTGGACACGCACCGTCCTGACTTCAGGGTCTGGCACCTACAATCTCAAAGCCGGATGCAAGGCGCTGCTGGTCCGCATGGTCGGCGCCGGGGGTGGTGGAGGTGGCGGCGGCACCACCGGAGCTACATTTGGTGGCGTCGGCGGTGACACCACGTTCGGCTCGTCTTTCCTGGTCGCCTTGGGAGGGGCAAACGGCGGCCCGTACGGCAACGCTTATGCGAGTGGTGGTGGTGCGGCGGGCGGTGACTTCAACATTAGGGGTAACCACAGTACGCCGACCGACGGCGCGGGTGGCGCCACAGCTACGGTCCTTCAAGGCAAGAATGGCGCCAGCTCAGTCTTCGGCGGCTGCGGTGC